CGCGGACCGCAGCAACCTGAAGAGTTGCGCCGGTATTGGTGCCGGTGACGGTGACGGTGCCTGTCAGGTTTCCGTCATCCTCGCTCGTGCGGATCGGGATCCACACCTCTCCGGTAGTGGCCGGGACGCTGATCGCCGGGTCCGGATTAGGCTGACCGTAGGCGTTGTTGCCCGCGACGACGAGAGTCAGAACGGCAATGGAACCGCCGGTGTTCTTATAGACAAGGAAAGTGTTCTTACCGTTGTCGTAGGTGACCGTGTCGGACGCGGAAGAGTTCTGGAAAGTCGGCTTGGTACCGGCATCCACCAGAGTGTTGATCGTAAGCGCAGCCATGGTTGTGTCCTTTCCGTCACGCTATGGTGACAATTACGCGCATGATTGCGCCTATGAAACCTATTCCGTTCATCTTGGTTGTGATGCCATAGGACCTCAGGCTTATCGCCATACAGTCAACGTCAGAAAGACCAAGACTTGAGTTGTCAAACAGCACCTGACGAACGCTACCTGGGCCCTTGCCGGTCACGTAACCATCAAGGATCGCAAGAGCGTTGGCAGTATCGTTGTCTGCTACGAATACGAATAGATCGAAGAACCACTCGTCGGAGCCCTGATTGAAAGCAACCGCGTAGTTAGCCGTTGGCGTCTGGGCCAAGTCAACAACGACGGCAGGCGAGTTGGCGACATCGACAATGTTCGGATAGACCTGAAGTCCAAGACCGGACAGCGTTGATGCGAACCCGGCCCGAACCTGGGTCAGAGAAGAACTCATGCGACGAACACCTTCTGTCGCGCATAGTGTCGCAACTTGGCCTGGGCTACTACATTATCTCGCACGCGGGTGACGTTGCCGAACTGATCAGAACCGGCTATGCCAAACCGCGAGTCCTTCGTTTGGAAGGTGTCTGCGGCCAGCATGAGCGCCGCTTCCTTGACTGGGGCCGGTATGTCCGACCACCCCCACTGGGCGGTGACTTGAACGCTTGCGTGTCTGGTGTAGTAGAACCGCTTACTGAATCCTACGGCCCTGATTTCCCAGAACGGCCAGCCGGGCAGTCCGTTGCGCAAGCCGTTGAGCGGACGCAACTGATAGTCTGCTGCCGTCCACGTGTTCTCAAAGACCCCATCATCGTTGTCGTCGCTGGCGATTACCAGTCCAGACGTGGTGAAGAAGTCATCAACGAACACCTTGCACGAATCAAGTGGCTCATAAATCCGCGCAGTTGCCGCCGCCGCCTGATTGAACTGACGGTGACACCAGTCTTCGATCTCGCGAGAGACGGCGGCGCAAACCGAAGTCATGCGAGCATCCTGCGCCGAACCCTGGTAGGACATGTAGTCCTTGAGCTCGGCGGGAGTTACGTAGCTATCTCCGATCGCCATACCGCACCTCCCCGTCAGGTCTGGAGAACCAGGACCGTTGACGTACTTGCCGCAGTGATGCCGTACAGCACCTGATTCGGCTTGAGCTGAATCGTCAGAGTTCCGGTGGTGGCCGCGATAAGCGGGCCGGTCGTGGCCGTGATGGCCGATCCACCAACCGCTATGGCAACGGCGCCGTTCTGAATGAACAGTGTCGTACCCTCGGTTACTGCCGTGTTGAGAGCCGTGGCCGCCGTGGTGACGGAAACGGACGCGTTCGCGATAGCGGCCATGGTTACACCACCGCAGCAGGCTCGACGTACTCCACGAAGACGGAGAAGGTACCGGCGGTGATCGCGCCCACGGCGATGGTTGCAACGACCGAGCGAATTGCGGTCGTTGAGATCGGAGCGGTCGCGGCGGTCGCGAGGGTGAGCTTGTTTCCGGTGGTCGAGAGGACGATTGTTCCGGACGGGACGGCGGCGGCCCGCAGATCTGCGGCACTCTCGATACCGAGAGAGATCGTGCCGGACGCGGCCGTAGTGACCAGGGTGTCTACCTTGACGAACGCCTGAAGAACGATGGCACCGGACGGCAGCGCGTCACCGCGCAGAGTCAGCGCACCGATCGCGCCAGCGTCGGTCGCGAAGTCATAGAAGGCTCGCGCCCACTTAGTGCGCCCGACGTACTGAGCCGTCCCGACGAGACCGGAGCCAGATGCAGGCTGAGTGTTTCCCATTGTGTAACTCCCTTGCTGGGTACTGCCCTTAGGGGGGCCGAGTGGCGGGAGCGGGATTTGAACCCGCGACCTCTTGGGTATGAGCCAAGCGTTCTGCCGAACTGAACTATCCCGCGACGTTGAGGGCACGGTATTAGACCACTGTCGTTTAATCCTGGTGTTGGTTGCCCCAGGACCCTCGGGTGAATCAGTGCGCGAGGCCGGTGAGCTGGCCGAACGCCTTCGGGCGGACGTGGACCATCACAACGCGCATGTCGGCGCGGATGGCCTGCTTGCCAGCCACGAAGAACACATCGTGACTGTTGGTGACCTGAACCTCAACGCCTCGCTTGATGCCGAGGAAACCGTAGTTCGTGTAGTCGCCGGTGACCATCTTGTTCGCCGGGGCCGCCATCGTCTGGACAACCGGGACGCCCCACAGGGTCGACGGCGCGCCCGAGGTCGGGTTGCCGTAGATGTAGATGCCGTCCGCCGTCTTCAGCAGAGCGACATCCTGCCAAGAAGTCGGCCGGATGAACGCGACGTTGGGCTCAGCGAAACCGTCAGTCCGAATGGACGTGAACAGCTTGTAAGAGCCGTCCAGGATGGTGTCAGCGCCGATGGCCTGCGCCTGAATGCCGGAGACCTGCGTAGTACCCAGGATCTGAGTCGGCGTGCCGGTACCGGAACCGATAAGGGCCTGAAGGTCGAGCTTCTGCCGCAGCATGTTCAGCAGACGGGCGTTGACGTACGCCTCGGCGCCGGGCTCGTCCTCGAACTGCTCGTCGGTGACGGACAGGTAGACGCCGATCTTCTGCACGGACAGCAGGCGCTCAGTCAGCGCGAGGGTCGCCTCGGTGTAGGCGGTACCTTCGTCAACCTCAACGGCGGTGTTCGTGTAGGTCGTCTCTTCCATGTACTTGTAGCCAGCCTGGTTGACCGGAATGGTCGGCAGGTGGTCCACAACCGAGGGAGCCGGGATCATGGGCTTATAGGTGACCAGTCCGGACCGCGTGGTCTCGGGGGTCCAGCCGGAGGGGCGCTGGAAGAGCGTCTTCAGGTCCACGTCCAGCATGTGGGTAGAGCCCTTTTGCTTGTGGGCGCCGGACTTCATAACGAGTTCACCGAGGGACTTCTGACCCTTGATGCCAGCGTCGGCGTCCTGGTCTCCTTCGGTACCGGGCTGGAAGTTCTCGACGTTGCCAGCCGCGATCTTGACCTGCATCAGGCTGTCAACCTCGGCCTTCAGCGGGGCCAGTTCCGCATTCTTGGCGCGGATCCACTCAAGCTTGGCGGCCTTGTCGCCGGACACGGACTTGATGCGGTCCATGTCGTAGGCGCCGCCATCGGTCTTCGCCTCGTTCATCACGTCGGCAAGAGACTTGCGGGCAGCGTCCAGCTTGCCCTGCGCATCCCTGAGAGCGGGAAATTCCATGGTGATCACTCACTTTCCAGTTCGGTGGCCACGCCCGACAGCCAAATGGCGTCAAGCTCGGCTGAGTTGTCTTCCTCTACTTCAACGGTGAGAAGGCCCTTGAGCTTGTCGGCGGCCACGGAAAGCTCGTCCAAGCGATCCTTGTTGACCTGCGACAGTTCCTTGCCCTTCTCAGCGCGTAGGGCGACCACCCGTACCGCGCTCTTCACTGCTGCCGAAACGGCGTCCACCGCTTCGGAAATCTCGTCGCCAAAGCTCTTGGCATAGGTGGTGCGGGTGTTGACCCCGGCACCGCGCATGACGGGAGAGACCTCGAATACGCTCATCTTCTTCAGGATGCGCGCGCTCTTGCCCTCAAACTCGCCTTGCTCGGAGTCATCAACGTTGAACCCGTAGGACCACTCCTGTCGGTCCTTGAGTTCCTTGACGACCTCGAAAGTGTCACGGCCGCCGGTCGTGTTCAGGAAGAACCGACCCTTCATAACGACCTCGTTGCCAACCTCGTGAATGGTGGCGGTGCCGACCGGCAGCGCACCCTCCCACGACTTGTGGTTGTAGGACGAGATGACAACCTGCTGTCCCTCGGTGAAAGCACCGGGAACAGTTACATCGTCGTCCTTATCCTTGACGTTGAGAGTCGCGAAAACGGCCTCGACTTCACCCTTAGTCTCATCCTTGATTTCGACGCGGGCGAGAGACTTACTGTCCATTCGTTCCCCCTCCCGGGGTAGGCGGCTTGGCCGCTGGCGGCTTGGCTGCGGGCGCTCCCGTTGGAGTCGACGCCGGAGCGCCCCCGCCGGGCTTTGGAGCGGCTGTGACGGTGGCGCCGGATGCACCGGCCCCGGACTCGCGTAGAGGCTGCCCAGAAGGCGACCACGGCTCTGCCGCCGGATCCTTCTTCAGCAGCTTGAGATCATTTGCTTCCATGGCGGCGATCGCCGACTCATGCGTGAAGCCCGACGTGACGGCAACCTGTATGGCAGTCAGTTGGGTTTGCATGATCCGTGCCATGCCCTGAGTCTCTTCCAGCTTGTTGTCTGGATCGACGGGCGGTTGCATCTGCACCGAGACCAAGCCAGTGTGCTTTCCAACGAGCTTCGTAAGGTCGTTCGTTAGCACCGCCGAAACCGATGCGTCCGGCTCGTAGCCCGCCTTGATCAGCGAGTCGATAGCGTTCGCTTCGGTGTGCATGATGTCGGCTTGATCGGCCTGGTCTTCCCGCAGGAAGGCGATCTCCGACTCATCCCACCAAAGCTTCGCACCCGAGGGCACGTTCAAGAGGGGCGCCAGCGAGGCGACGGCGATGCGCCAGAGCGGGCGAATCGTGCCGTCTGCGAACCGGCGCCGGTTGGCCGCCATGTTCCCGGAGTTCAGGGCCGAACCTTGCAACCCCTCAGAGAATCCTACCCACGAAGGCGGAACGCCAGCGGCCGAAGCGATACGGGCCTCACCCTTGCCGACGACGTTTGAGAAGTCCAACTGTCGGAAGTCGTGAGTAAGCGAGGTTACGTCAGCCCCACCCATGAGGAAGAGCGTCTTGTACGCATTCCACGAACCCTGGTGGCCCGACTTGAAATTGGCAACGAACTCCTTGAAATCGTCTTCGTTCGTATCCTTGTCGAACTTGACGGCGATGTTCGGGACGGCAGCATTGTCGTAGAACGAAGCCTTATGCTTGGTCGCCGACTTGTCTGCCTCGACCTCGCGAAGCACTGGCGTAAGCCAAGACATGCCACGGAAGCGAGCTATGGGGTCCGGATTGGGCGAGTAGTGGGCAACTTGGTCCATCGGTATAAGGACGCCGTCATCACCATAGGTCTGAGTCGGAGAGCCAAAACCATTAGCATACGGAGTATAGATGACGCCAACGGCCTTAGCGTCAATGGCCCTTGGGTCGCCAGACTTGGAGCCTATGACGATCTGAACCCAATCGGGCCGCAGATGCGCGAGGCGTTCGCCGGGCTGACCCTTAGCAGCGTTGCCGTACTTGCCGCTGTCGCAGGTGCGCGTCCAGTATGAGTTGCCCGCGAGGGAGGCGTCCTGCTCCATCCTGGCGAGGAGTTCGCCGGTGGTTCCACCGGGCCATGGGCTCTCAAGGATCGACAGGTCATCGTTTCCGAAGAGCTTGCCGTCCTGCTTTGCCTTGAACTTGAACTGAGCTTCCGAGAACACCATCTGTCGAGCAGTGATGCACGAGAAGACTGGCCCATTGGCCTTATAGGCCCCGTAGACGTAGCCCATGAAATCGTTCTCGATACGCTCGCGATTGGCTACAACGCCACTGCCTGCGTACGAAGCGGTCATGTTCAGGGGGTGATCGGGCGCCCAGATCGGGAGTTGAGAGCCATCCCAACCGCCGGACCGAAAGTCCTTCCGGGTCGGACCAAGCTCATTGGCTACCCGATTGGCTAGCCTCAACTTATTGAGGAATCCCACTTGTTCACCTCCCTAGCCCCATGCTGCCATGGGTTTGGGCTTCGGTTTGTTGAGCCTCTTGCGGTGGCCCCACACTGCATTTGTCGCAGATACCAATGGACTGATGTCGGTGGCCGAGTCCCTGCGAGACCAGCCCCAAACGTTCTCTCCCAGATCGCGCTTCTCGGCGCCAGCGAGCGCCGTGCGCATTTCCTTCTGATCAAGGTGCTTGATGGTCGGCGAGGAGCCTCCGATCGGCATCACCGAAGCGAAGAAATCGCCGCACGCTTGGGCATATTCGCGCAGTACTGGTGAGATGATCTTGAGACCGGCCGACTCCAACTCGTCAACGAACATGCCAGCCTGGGTGCCCTTGTCAATAACCCACTGGGCCCCGCGCGCCTTCTTGTTGATCTGCTTTGCGCGATCAACCACCCATCCAGTACCGGGACGGTAATCGCTCATGCCATCCCTACCGGTTACCCCTGTGTGCGTAAAACCTTCGCCGTTGTCCCCGGCGACAGTTATGCACGAGTAGGACTTGTTCGGGGTTACGTCTATGGAAAACGTAGGACTTCCCTGGACGCTTGACAGCGGATCGTGGCAACGAGCCCACCCCTCCTCGGTGATGACGGCCCACGCTTCGCCATCGGTGGGCCAGTCGCCGTGCGATAGCCGTTCCGAATTGAAGATTGCAGGATCGTAGCCAAGGAACTCTGAGTGCACGTTCTCGGCGTTGAGGCGGATACCCAGACCCGGGTTGGCCTTGGCCCAGGTGCGCGGGTCGCTGCGGTCGTCGTGGACCTTGCAGTCACGCGTACACAGCTCGTCGCACAAGTCGGCGGACCACTCGGCGAGGAAGAGCCTCTTGTCCTCTGCCTTGATACCGCGTGAGCGGGCGCGTCCGAAGTGCTCAGATTCCTTATCGCCCGCACTGCCGCTCAGCACAATCTGAACATCGGGACGGGCTGAAGTCGCAAACATCATCGCCGCAACGCCAGCACTCGATAGGATCATTGCCTCGTCCATCACCAATTTGTCGATGGAAAAGCCACGGGCGGCCCCCTTGGTCCGCGTCTTGAACAGCAGGCGCTGGCCGTTCGCCAGGTTGATCGACTCGTCGCCGTGGCTCCACTTGATTCCTCCGCGCGCCAACTCGGCCACCATTTCTGGTGTGTTGGAGATAAGACCCTCAAGCCTCACGAAGTGCTCGCGAGAGGTAGCAAACTCGTGGGCGGAGTGGACGATGACCTTCGCGCCCAGGAGGAAGAGCCACGCCAGCTCGATACACTCAAGAATGGCGCCCTTGCCGTTCTGGCGAGCGCAGATCAACGCGGTTTCGTAAGCCGTGGACTTGCGCATCATCTTGTCGTGGACTTCGTTGTAGTAGTACTCGTCCTTCTCGCCGAGGATCTGCTCAACTACCCACTGTTGCCAGGGGTCAAGTCGAAGGCCCGCGACCTCCGCCAGGGCGACGGCTGCCGGTCCTGCGCTGCTCAAGAACGTCGGGAGGTGCTGGAGCCTCGGCCGTTGATCCCCCATCAGGGAGGATAGATCGAACGCTAGCAAGACGATTCCTCGCTTTCGGGTCCCCCAAAGCGTCGATCTCGGCGAGGACGTTTTGAAGGCGGAGGATAAGAGACGCTTGGTCACCAGTGCGCAACCTTGAATTCCTACAGGTCGAACACAGGTTAGCCTCAAGCTCGTTGGCTATGTAATCGCGGATGGCTTCCAACTGTTCACGGCGAGTGCCCCTGACGGCCTTCTTTAGTTCCTCGCGCGGGAACTGCATATTGAACTCGTCAGGCACGGGAAGACCTGTCTTCCTTCGGCACCTTCTCGTAACGGATCTCGCCGTTAACGTACTTAATGCGAATCTCCCCCGCGACGATGGCTCGGCGCAACTCGGCGCCGACCACACCTATGCGAAGCTCGGTACTTACCACGTCGATCCTCTCGTCCGTATCGATGTGCCACATGCGTTCCTCGGGCGTTATCGAGGAGCCGCGTGGATCAAGGGCACTGGCGATCGCCGAAGCGAGTCCAGCCTGTGCGAAGACAGCGCCAGGTATGAACGACTGATAAGCCGACCCGATAACCGGGGCGGCCGTGGGCAGTGCTCCGATTACCGCCTTGCCGACGAGGACCGCCGTGCTGGCAGTCGCCGCCGCCGCCGGGGCAGAAATGGCCACCGTGGCATTGTGGGCCGTCGCGGTGGACGCGCCTACGGCGCCTATCACACCCACGGCTACTACCGGTGCCCCGGCAGAGCTTGAGGCAGACGCCCTGCCAGCCAACCCACCAACAACAGCCAGGGGGGCGTACGCGGACGAAGAAGCGCCAGCGGCCGGAGGACTAGTCGTCTCGGTCACGCTGGCGTTCTGCGCTGCGGCTGTGGTGCCAGCGACACCGGCCGGAGCGTTCGTGGTGGCGGCCGTGGAGACCGTCGCGCCGAGCGCCGCAGCAGTGGCCCCACCCGCGCCCGCAGTGACGGTCAGA